CGGCTCCACGCCGACGCCGCGATCGGCGAGCCCGCTGACCCGAACGGTCAATCCACAGGCTTGACGGACACACAGGCGTCGGAACTGGTAGATCGCCTCACGGAGGCTCTGGTGCGATCCGTGAGGCGTTCTGATCTCTGTTGCGAGTAAGAGTGTTAGATTAGAACCATGGATGGTGTCATGGTTGCGTATTACCCGCCGGCCCTGGTTCGTCAGGCACTGGCTGCGCCGGGCGGGCTGGACCCGGCTGAGCTCCATGTCACTCTCGCTCACCTTGGCCCCGAAGCTGATCTCGATCCCGATGTGCTCGCTGCGCTGCCGAACGCTCTCAAGCAGTTGTACGACGCGCCGGCCGAAGTGACGATTTCCGGTACCGGACGTTTCTACGACACCGATCCGGGCGTCGACGCCGTCTATGCGTCACTAGATTCTCCTGCTCTGACGGAGCTGCGAACTTGGGTTGTCAATGCCCTCGAGTCACAGGGTGCCTCTGTCAGTAGGAAGCATGGGTTCACACCGCATATCACGTTGGCGTACGTTCCGGCGACGACGATGCCGGCAGATACGCCGTCGATGAATCGCGAGCTCGTTGGTACTACTTTCGCTGTGGACACTCTCTCGCTTGTAGTCGCCGGCGAGCGCCGTGACTTCTACCTAGATGTCGAATCTGACATGGTGCTGCTGTCCGAGCCGGTGCGTGAGAACGCTCCTGAGGTCGAGTTGACCGGACCGATCGTCCGCAAAGACGCGTTGCGTCGGATTGCCTACGGTGCCGTACTCGTGCCGGGTGAGCCTGACTCAGATGGCGAAGTGCTCACTGCCGGGAAGATTGAGGATGTCGCGCATGAATGGATGGAGCGGTACGCGAACATCGATCTGCAACACTCGTTGAATGCAGTCGATGCCCGGCCGGTTGAGTCGTACATCACCGATGCAGACCGGGTAGTGCAGGTAGACGGTCAGGACGTTGTTCTGCCTGTAGGTAGTTGGGTCTTGGCGTCGAAGGTGCGCGACGAGGCGGTGTGGAAGGCGATCGAAAGCGGTGAGCTCGCCGGCTACAGCGTGATGGGTGTTCGTCATGCTGCAATGAAGAGCGAGACTGTTGCTTCTTACAAGCGCACGTTGCTCAAAGATCTCGGTGCAGATTGGGTAGCACCGTTCGTGTCAATCGTGGATCGACCTGCTGTGCCAAAGGCTAAGTTATGCGAGAACGTCCCGGTCTTGGTGCACGAATCGCCGAACATTTGGGACTCAAGTCGCAGGAGGAAGATGTGCCGCTCACGCTCGAGGATGTCCGCAACGCGGTCCGCGACGAGATCGCGGCTGCAATGAAGGCGAACGCCGAGTCCGAGGACAAGGCCAAGAACAAGAAGGTCACCTCGGAGGACAAGAAGGCTGGCGTCGCTCCTGAGGACAAGGGCAAGGTCGCTGCGGGTGCGCCAGAGGATCAGCCGCCGGTCGAGCCGAAGTCTGTCGTTGAGACGGACGCTGCTGCCGACCCGGAGGAGACTTCCACCTCAACCACGGTTCGCCAGAACCCTGCCGACACGCACGGTGTGTACTCGAATGAAGCAGGCGACGAGTCGCACGCTGCCACCACCACGATTGTGAACCCGGCTGAGACCCATGCTGAGGGGCCGAACGCGTCGCCGGATGTCGCGGCGGGTAATCCGCGTCGTGACGAGTCCACCGTCGCCTCCGAAGTCAGCACTACTGAAGTCAATCCGGCTGAGACGCATCCCGATGCTCCGAACGAGGAGCACGAGGGCGAGCTCGCCGCGGGCAAGCCGCGAGGCGACGAGTCCGAGCTCTACGCTGCTGCGAAGGAAGAGATCGCTGCGCTGAAGGAGCAGATCGCCGAGTTCGAAGCGTTCAAGGAGGATGTCCTTCGCCGGATGCCTCGTGCTGCACGGAAGTCGCTCATCGGCCAGGACGGCGATGAGGAAGTGCAGAAGATCTCTGACGAGCGCAAGCCGCTCTCTCAGGAGTACGACCTGTACGGCCGGCGACTTCGCCGGAAGAAGTAGTAACACGCCAGCACGTTCAACACTGGAGAGGAAGCATACAAACATGAGCACGCTCACCAACAGCGAGCTGCTGGCGCGACTGGACGGCGCGTTCAAGGCCGTCACCGACGTCAACGAGCTCGGGGCATCTGTCCTGAACACCGCGAAGTTTGACCGGTTCATCCAGGAGGCGCGCGACGCCACCACGGTGCTGCCGGAGGCGCGGTTCGTTCCGATGGACACGCACCGCATGGAGATCGACCGCGTCGGCTTCCCGGGCCGCGTCCTGAAGGCCGGTCGCACCGCGACCGCTCTCACCAGGGTGCTCGGCGAGGCGGAGTTCTCGCTGCCGGAGTTCCGACTGCACGCACTTGAGGCGAAGGAGCTGCAGGCCATCACGTCACTTCGTGACGCGGCGCTGCGACGCAACATCGAGCGCGGCGGCTTCGAAGACACGCTCGTTGACCTGTTCGGCCAGGCGGCCGGCCGGGACCTCGAGGAGTACGCGATGCTGGCCGACAAGGACATCGCGTACGCCACCGACGACGTCCTGTCTCAGACGGACGGCTGGGTCAAGCGCGCCGACCTCAAGCTGTACGGCACCGGTGCTGGTGCCAACTTCGACCCCGCCAACGGCGAGTCGATGTTCGAGTCGATGCTGCAGGCGATCCCGAAGCGTTACATGGGCAACCCTGCCGAGTGGCGCATCTGGGTGAGCTGGGGCGTTCGGAACTCGTACGTGGATGTTCTCCGCGGTCGTGGCAACATGCGCGCCGATGAGCTGCAGGAGGGCATTTCGACGAGTGTCCGGTACAAGGGCATTCCGATCGTGTACAGCCCGGGCCTTGAGCGCAGCACGCAGCCCGTCGCACTGATGTCGCACCCGGACAACATGGTGTGGGGCGTCTTCCATCAGGTCACCATCGAGCCCGAGCGCGAGGCCAAGGGTCGTCGTACCGACTTCGTCCTCACGGTCGAGGCGGATGCAGGCTTCGAGGATGAGTCCGCTGCTGTCGTCGCCTTCCCGGCCACCACGCGTCCGGTCTAAGGACGTAGTAACCGTAGTGCTACAGGAGGTGTTCAGCACGTGATCATGTCCGTTCTGAACACCTCCGAGTACACTGTCGAGCGTGGCGGGTTCACGTTCCCACCGCGCACGACTGTTGTGGTGGATGTGCATCCGTACCGTCTGCTCGAAATCACGGCGTCAACCTGTTTGCGCAGCACGCCTGCTGGTGAGTTCGTGCCGCTAGGCACGTCTGTTAGTGCGTTCGTGCCGGTAGAAACGAAGGCAGAGCTTCCGCCACCGGAAGTTATCGTCCGTCCTAGGACACCTCGCGTCACAAAGACGAGGTAGCACCGGCTCATGCTTCCTATCTGGGCGCCTACGTTGGCGCAGGTTCTTTCTCGCGTTCCGCATCGTCTTGGCGTAGACGAAGTTGCGCGTCTTGCTGTCATCAATCAGCTAATCGCAGACACGTGTATTGAAGTTGCGGCCGAGTGTGACACGCCGCCTTCTGCGCTCTATCCGCTTGCTGCGACCACTGTTGCACTTGGCGTGGCGTACAAGTTGGAGCTGGAGTTCTATCCGGAGCAGCAGTCCGAGTCTGCACCTGGTGCACTACTGCGGCGGGACTGGCTCGAGGCGATAGCTCGTCTGTGCCGTGCAATCTCAAGTCTTGTCACAGTGGACGAAGTGACCGGTTATACACGCATGCCGGTGCAGTTCCTCGTAGTGCCTGACCCCGAATACGTCGAGGTTCCCTACCGGAGGCCGTGGCCGCCACGACCACTATGAGCAGCGGTTGGTTCCTTGCAGCGGATGTAAACGGCACGAAGGCCCTGTTCGTTACGATGCAGTCGCGTGCCGGCAACATGCGACCGGTATGGGATGAGATTGCGGATGATTACGCACGATTCCAGAAAGCTCGGTGGTCGTCGCACGGTGTGTCTGCTGGTTCGGCCTGGCCGCCGCTTGCCGCATCAACTGTTGCACACAAGCGGCGTAGCGGTGGCACGATGATGGTCGAGAGCGGTGATCTGCGCAAGTCGTTGACGCAACGACCGTTCGGTCTCGAGCTCATCACAGATCAAGAGTTGGTCATTGGTACAAATGTTCGGTACGCCGGTTACCACCAAACCGGTACACGGCGCATGCCGGCGCGTGAGGTGATCGGTATTCCACGGCCGGTGCAAGAGCTGTGGTCGCGTCGGCTGATGAAGCACATCATTTCTGGACGTAACGTATGAACGGAGCTGAAGGCGCCAAGGACATCATCCTTGGATACCTCCAACCTCGCATTGAAGGTGTGTTGACGTGGGCACGTCACGACCCTGTGTTGAATGCGCAGCACTCATTCCCTGCTGTGCATGTCACCGTCCACTCGGTTGAATCTGCACGGTACGACGGCGATCCGATACTGAACCTGTGGCAGTTTGACTATCGCATCCGAGTGTGGTGCTTCGTACGTGGTGACAGTTTCGATGGTACGACAAACGCACGTGATGCTTTGATCCTGGCGGTGCGATCGTTGCTCCTTGCTCAACCGTCACTGGCGGCGGAAGTAGCGGCACGAGTCAACACGGCTTCGTTGCGAGAGAACTACATCGATGCGTTGGTAGACACCTCTGCTGCTCGTACTCTTGCCGGCGGTTTCGTCGAGTTTCTGCTCACGGTAGAGGAACAAGTCGACGACGGGTACGATAGGTACACGATTGTCCTTGGTGAGTCTCTCGTTGATATTCTTGACGAGGAACCTATTCTTGTTGAAGAGGTGCCGTAGTGGCGTTGGAACTGATCTTCAACCCAGACGACTGGTCCAAAACGGTCAACGCCTTCGGCCGGCAGGTACAGGGTGCGGGTTACGATATTGCCGATGCAGACGAGCCGCGAGCTCGTGCTGCAGGACTGACATGGCTTGGTCTGCCGAAAGTGGACCAAGACAATCCGTTGTGGTC